AATCATATGAGCCCATTGCTGAGCTGAGTGCATCGATTTCCCAAGAGAACGATGTGTAGTACCTCTTACCGGGGCTTATTCCGCCACGGTTGCCACCAAGCCCTCCAATAACAAATCCAGGCATATTGATCTCCGCAGTTCAAGGAAGTCTGAGTTCAATAACTTTATCAAAGTTCAGAGTTACTTGAATCTTGGATATTTCTGAATCTTTATAGCTCAAACTATCAGGGTTCATTATATGCGGCCAGCAACGGAGGAGATGATACGCCCATATCGTCCCGCCTGTGCCATTCAATTGCTCGATTAGAACATCAACACGACGGGCTGCTTCAAAACCAGAACGGGAATGTTGGACACTGAATGAAGCGTTAGTCCACCACTGAAGAAGAGCTTCTAAAGTCAGGCTATAATCTTCAGTGGTGGAACTGACTGAAGCTGAAGAATCTTGAATTATTTCATAGAAAGTAGCTGTGATTGGCTCATATTCGCCTCGTAGGGGCACACGAGAAAAGTCAGCTCCGTTCCATACTGTTTCAGATTGAATCCGTAAAGTCGGTCTGTCAATCTGTTCACAAGCGATTGGAATAATCAGTTGAAAATCTGTAACACCAGCCAACGGCGACACTGAAAGACGAAAACGATGACGTCTCGCAGTTTCAGTGCCGTTTCCGAGGAAATTGGGATTACCGACCAATCCGACGCCATTACAGTCGTCGAAAAATCGTCCAACGTTGAATCCAGGCATGTTTCACCAGTTGTATTAAACGACTGGGCAGCTTGGAGCAATTGGTTGTGGAGTGATTGGAGTTGGGCAGCTTCCGTCCAAGAATTGACGAACCGCTCGATCGTAACGCATCGTGCACTCAATCATGCAGATCTTAGACGATGTGTAATCCAGGTCACCCCAGTCGCAATCTTTCGGCCAGCAGCCCATCATCGACCAGACTTCATTAGGTTGACCAGTACCATCAAGCATCCGCAGGGAGCCTTCTCGCTTATAAAAGCGAGGGTGAGCAACCAACTGGTCCCCAATATCTAGCACTGTTTCAATCCAGTGATAGACACCCTTGGAAACATCAGGATCTTGCTCAGCATCGTACCAACGCATTTTCATTGGTTGGAATTTGTGCTTACCAGCGAAGTACACGGTTTCTTGGTTGTGGTGCATTTCCACTTCCTCGAACTCGAACTTCGGTCGGCTAGCCGACTCCAAGAGCAAAAGCTCAGTTGTGGTCCAAGCACCCGCACCACGACCCAAGGATTCAAAAATCCAACGATTTTGTCGGCGAGTCTCGATGTTATTGGCGGGTCCCCCAGGGAGGGCACCACCAAACGGTGCAACGTTAAAACCAGGCATGAGCAATTCCTCTGAACAATGATTCGTGCTATTAGTAATTTTTCCTAGAAGATCTGCGGATTATAAACCGCAAGACGATTCATGGGATTTTGTGAGTTCGCTATGAACTGGTACTGGTCATTATTAAGTTCATCACTATTAATAATTTTGGTGCAAACGAACCCTAGAGACTTCAAAAACAATTGTGCGGCAAGTAATGTCTCATTCAAAATTGTCATGATCGGACGAGGATACTCAGCACGACTAATATGAGCCATCATCCGAGCCCCAACCTTCTGACGTCTAAATTTCGGATGCACCCAAAAATGCATCAAAAGAACCGGCTTATTCTGCTGCCGATTATAAAGAACATAACCAATAGGATCACCATAAATATTGAACCCTATAATCCCACCACTCTGCCCAAGACTATAAAGATAATGTGGGATACTCTGCTCAAGATCGATTTGAGTCTCATCGATACAAGATCGTAATATAGGTTCAAACTGGGTGCGGTGTTTCGAGTCAAGAGACTCAACTGTCATGAAAGTATCCATAGCATGTCTCCCCAAGTATAATATGTTTGGAAAGAATACAAAAATGGGGCGTTGACCACACCGCCAACACCCCATGTTAAAGAAGGGGTGACCCCCAAAATACACCAATGGGGAGCCTTCTAGGGGCTCCCCATTGACGACAATCGCTCTAACGATTAACCACCATTCGTAACGCCAACAGCCGACAAGACTTCTTCCGAAGTCAAGCTAACGCTCTGACGAGTAACACCAATATTGAGCACGACGATCTCAGCCGAGCGTTGCGGTACCAAAATCACCGAAACCCAAAGCTCACCACGATCAATTCGCTCAGGAGTATTGTTGTTCTCATCCACGATCACAACAAACTCAACCAAACCGCGACGAGACTGAATATCACTCAAGAACGGATTGATCGAAGCCCGAACCTGCGACCACAAAACACGATCGTTGGGCTCAAAGACAAAGTTGCGGAGCAACTGAGCCAAGCCACGTCGTACGCGGTTCACGAGCAACCGGACGTCCATCCGACTCAAAGGAGACTCACCACGTTGCAACGTTCGGTTGCCCCAGACGGTCAGTCCTTCTTGAGTGAAATTCACAATTGGGTTAACGCTGTTGCCCGATCCGTAGAGCAAATCACGTTCACCTTGAGTTGGCGAGTATTCGACCGCGATTGGGCTCAAGAGCCGACCACGACGAAGACCGGCAGGAGCCGACCACGGATCACCTTCACGAGCACTGCGGCTGAAGACAGCGGAAATGTGGCCGGATGGTGGAATCCAAACGTTCTGACCAGAGAACTGATCGAAGACCAGCAACCAACCAGTGTAAAGACCAGCATAGCTCGTGTTGATCGCTTGCTGCAGATCGCTCAAGAGCATACCATTGTGCCAACCGACCGTTTGTTGTGGGCGAAGCCCGAACGGAGGATCGACGAGGTAGACTGAGTCACCACGGCCCGAGACGATTTGAATCGCAGTACCAATCACCGCACCAGAACTGAATCCTGGAGTAGCGAGCACATCGACTTCCAACCCCTCTGGGTTCTCGAAGGCATACAAACCAGTCGCAAGCTGAGGACTACCGATAACGGCAGCATCCAGCAAATTCGAGAAGCTTGGGTCAGTTGGGATACCATTGGCACCACCAGTGTACTGACGAGAAGCAAACTGCGAAGGCTGACGAATTTCGTAAGTCGACAAGTTTGGATCATTGTTCAAGAAGCCGGGACGCTCTTCCCAATGAACGTAGAGGTTTCCGCGAAGACCGCCACCGCTGGAACCTGGGTTAATCAGGTTAGCGACGTAGTTGCTGTCGTTCTTGTCGAATGTGAAGTCTTCGACTCGTTCAAGGATTTCTCCTTCACGACCAAGAACAATCAACTTGTAACGGCCAGCGATGTCACCCACACCCTCGGTGAAGAGGGAGAGCTGAACTGTGACGTCATCTGCCCATGTTCCGGCACTTGGAGTGACGAACCATCCAACGATGTTTTGGAAGTAGTTCGTGTCCGAGACACAAGCCGCTGATAACGGGTTGTTTTCGCAGGAAAGCGGGTTGGCAGGGTTGTTCTGACCAGGAGCTGGCAGCGACAATCGGCTGTCGAAGAAACCACGGTAGCTTCGGCGATAAGGATTGAGAATATCAACCTCATCAGCGAATCGTAGAACCTTAATATTACTGAAGTTGGCTTCAAGCTCAAGAGTATCGTACTGGTGGTCTTCGGAAGCGATGATGACCAAGTGGGTTGTTCCACCGGGTACTGTCAATTCGATTGCTTCGTAGTAGACTTCACCACCGTTTGTTCCAGCTCCGTCGATTGTTCCGACGATCGAGGCAGTGGTAATGTTGTTACCAGCTGCGACCGAGACACCGATTTGTTGGGTGCCATTTTCGCCGATCACGTTCAACAGAACTCGGTTGTTCTGCGAGCTGAAGGTGTGAGGACCTGGATCAAGGCCGAGCAAGAATGCACGTGGGATATCCCAAGCGAATTGTTGCGTGTCGACTTCCAAAGCAAAAGCGTTGGTCGCTGTCAGTTGAAGTCTCTCGCCTTCAGTGACCGAAACAATCTCTGCTGTCTCAACGCCTTCGAGCACCGTGTTGACGAAGATGTAATCTTCTGAAACCAACAGGGCGTTTGCGGCGTTGACGAAAGCATTAACGCTGGTGTACGTTGCCGTTGGCATTTGGTACACGTTAGGAGTCGTTGCCCCTTCGACTGCTACAGCGAAGGATCGGTTATCGGGCTCGACATTCCATGTGAATGTGTCACCGACATCAAGTTCGCCTGAAGTCAGTTGAACTCGAACACTGAATCCAGCGTCTGGAATAGTGATGTAGTTCGAGACGTTGTTAGCACTTGGGTCGACGATTACGTCGTCCACGAGCACTTCACCGTCGCTGTTTCGGATGATCTGGAATTCGGAACCACCGATGCCTGCTCCTGAAGAGAGGTCTGGTTCGCTGTTGACGACGAGTGTGAAGGAGTCGTCGATATCGCCAGTGTAATTCCCAAGAATACCAAGAGTAGCAGCAGTCGCACCATTGGTGGAGCTGAGGCTAGCATCAGTATAGTTGATGTTGAAAATGCTGGACGGGTGGAATGAGACTGGTGGTGGGTTGTCGTTGGCACCGTTGCCAATACCACGCAGTGTCAAACGACCGACATCGATTCCGGAGAAGACTGGGACACGGCCCCAACCTTCGATTCGGGAACCGCTTGTGTCGATGCAGACTTCATTCAAAGAAGCTGGTTGGCCTTCTTCGCACTCAACACCGATTCGAAGCACGTAGGCTTGGTTTCCTTCTTCAAGGTAAGCCAGGACTGCGTATCCAAGATAGCTGTTGGGGAAGGGCTCTCCAAAGACATCAATGAACTGCTGAGCATTAGTGATTAATACTGGCGTGTTCACTGGGCCTTTTTGGGCGGTACCAATAAAGCCGGGACGAAGAGGACCAGCTGCGTTAGGCAGCTGAGCGATTTCGACCACTCTTGAGTAGACGCCGGGGCTCAAGTAAGTTGGCATTGTTTCAAAGCTCCGCAATTATTAGATGTTTCAAAGGTAATTTTGCTAGAACGGAGCATATTCTATTGAAGGCGAATATCACTCGCTGACAGTTGGTTTTATTAGTTTTAACAAACCGCGTTGTTGCAAGTTTTCGGCCTGCCCCTTAATCAGATATTTCTCATCAATCAGTACATCTTTACCTGATTGCAATTGTATCTGCTGTTGTCCACGAAAAAAGTCTTCGCCCTCTGCACTCAATTGCACAGGGATCATTTGATTGGAACAGTTGATAATCCGAATAGGATTATGCTCATTAGTCCTAGCACGCTTAATATCTTTTGCACGTGCTTTTGTCTTTGATTTGATGTTGGCCATCTTAGGTCCCGGCTTCTAGAAACGGAGGAATGTTTAGATCGATAAAAATTAAACAATTTTCTTTCCCAATAATATTTAATCTTGACAAAGCATCTGACTATTTAACTATGTTATTCGCATCCACAACACAATCAAACAATTAGACACTCTTCTTTGAGATTCATGAACCATCTTGGTTGACAATCTCTTGATATAATTTTAACAGATCTGAATATTTGCTTATAGCAGCCTCTCCCTCTGGCCAACGACCCCCAATAATGTTTTTAGCATAACCAAAGGCAGAATCTGGATATTTGCTTATAGCAGCCTCTCCCTCTGGCCAACGACCCCCAATAACATTTTTAGCATAATTAAAGGCGGACTCTGGGTTTTTACTTATAGCAGTCTCTCCCTCTGGCCAACGACCCCCAATAATGTTTTTAGCATAACCAAAGGCGATGTGCGGGTCTTTGCTTATAGCAGTCTCTCCCTCTGGCCAACGACCCTTAATAACATTTTTAGCATAATTAAAGGCGGAACTTGGGTCTTTACTTATAGCAGCCTCTCCCTCTGGCCAACGACCCTTAATAACATATAAAGCATAATCAAGGGCGATGTGCGGGTCTTTGCTTATAGCAGTCTCTCCCTCTGGCCAACGACCCCCAATAATAGATACAGCATAACCAAAGGCCAGGGAAGCGTCGTTGTTCTTATTAATACCAGTAATTTGTTCTAATAGGTCCACCAACTTAAACTTTATCTCTGGTTCTACCTCATTATCGTAAATATCCATAAATTGATCGCTATCATAATGAATAAGATATTTCCTCTCATTATTCTCATAAACCAAGAATAGCGAACCGTCATTTAAATATTCTTCAGCAGTATAAAAA